TAAAAAACCTTGGATTTACAAGGAAAAATGAACCTTTAAACAGAGAGGGGAATCGTCTTTTGACGGTTCCTCTTTTATGACTTTTGGGATATAAATGCGGTTTTGTCTACCATTTGTCAACCCTTTTTTGAGTGGTAGACAAATGATTATTCGATTTGATTTAAAATATCAATCGTATGTGCGGCCATGCGAGGGGTTGCATGGCTGTATATATCAAGAGTAACATCAATATGTTTGTGCCCTAATCTTTTCTGAACGTCTTTTATATCGGCACCGGCCTCCAGCAGCATAGTTGCATGGGTATGCCTGAGGGAATGGTAGTCAAAATCTTTAAAACCAAGATTGTAATGGATCACACGGCAGCAGTGCTGCATAACTCTGGGTTGGATATAAGTACCATTTTCACGACAGTTTACCATATGAATAGGCTTTCCGCGTCTATCGGCATTCAGGACGCGTTGATCGTCCACATAGAGCTGAGTATAATACTGTTCATAAAATTCTTTTGCTTTAACTTGGTGGTTGTATGTATTACGCAACAGACTGAGCATTTTTTCATCTAATTCAATCGTTCGGAAACTATCATATTTCGGATTACTGAAAACCCAAGCGCCGTTTACATTCTGAATTTGCTGATTGACACTCAAAGTGCTGTTCTCAAAATCAATATCGTCCCAGGTAAGCGCGAACGATTCCCCAAGCCGTAAACCGCATCGGTATGCAAGCTGTAGAGGGATATGGCAGGAATGCCCTTCCGGGAATCTGCTGATAATAATGCCCCATTCCTCAGAGGATATGGGAGTACGAATCTTTTTTCGTGTAGGTATCTGGGAAGTTGCCCTTTTGGGTGGCAATTTTGCGCTTTTGGCAGGATTGTATTTAATGAATTGCATAGGCTCTACGGCATAGTCAAGGGCACCTGTCAGAAGGCCTTTGAGCACGGATAGCGTATTTCGGCTATACCCTGCATTGAATTTATCATTTATGAATCCCTGTATAATGGCAGGGGTTAGAGATTTTAAATAATAGCTTCCAAGAATCGGAGTGATGTGGAGAGATACTTTTTTCTTATAATTCAAGTAGGTATCTATTTTGAGATTTGTTTTGCAATATTTTTCCAGCCAAAGCTGATAGAAATCCGATACAGATATCTCAGATGGTACAAAGTGGGATCCGGCATTATCATACTCCGCCTTTGCCTGTGTTCCGGCAGCCAGAGCTTCCGCCTTAGTGCGGTATCCGCCCTTGCTGATGGAATTACGCTTCCCATTGATTCGTGCTCCCTCAAAAGACCACTCCCAGGTTGTTCCGCGCTTGCGTGTTCTTAATTGTCCCATAATCATTCCTCCTTATTTGTTGCGACGTCGCACATTTTTGGGTATAAAAAATACACCTGTACAGGTGTGTGGAGGTATGGTACAATGTAGGTGGTTAAATCATACACTGTATTTGCCCTCCGTGGCCTGTACAGAATTTATCTAAAAGCCGTTCCTGTTGGCGCAGGGGCGGTTTTTGCGTTATATTATATTAGTTTTTGGATTTCCAGTTTACTCTGAGAATAAATCCGATAATCCAATATATACCTCCGGTTAACAGCCCAAGAATGAATATCCAAGACCATTTTAAATACCAAGGTAATTTCTTTGCAGTTTTTTCCGGTACGGTTGCACTGGAACTGGAAGATGCGGAGTTATTTATGATGATATTCTTGTCGTGTGCGGATGTTAAGTCTTCTACCTGTTTACCGCATTTAGGACAGACAACGCAATCCTTATCAATAAGCTCTCCACAGTGCTTACAGTATTTCTGATTATTTTCCATACTTTTTCTCCCTTCAATAAAATTTATTAAAACGCCATAGGCTATTTTAATCTCAATTCAATCAATCTTTTTTCGTATCCCAAGATATGTGATAATTGCTCAATACTATATTGTTGATATTCTGCAAGCGTATCATCATCTACCAATAAATCCATAGCAAATGTATCGGCTTCGTTCTCGAATCTGTCGGTATTTAATCCTGTTCGAGTATCCATAAAAATTGTATTTGCCTTTTTGTGCAGAAACATATGCCCCATTTCGTGTGCACATTCAAATGCTTGTTCATGGCGAGATAAATTTTCGTCTATGTAAATGATATTGTTACGCTGAAAATATTGGTAAAAGGCTCTGGTGTCGATCAGCGGAGTAAAGACAAGGATTACATTCAATCCTCGAATAATCTCAAACGGATTGCGGGTTTGGTATTTTCGTGCCAAGCTGTCCGCTTTCTTTTTTATATCCATAAGCCATCAGTCCTTTTTATATTTTTTAGGTGTGTATTTTTCTTTGTTCTTTTTCTTTGCCAACTCCATACCGATCTGCATGGCTGAAAGAATAGAGTCAATAGCTTCTTGGGTGGCAGGCTTTCCATCAAACATTAAGCCATCTTGAGAGAGCAGTTGCTCTTTGGTTAGGTCTAATATTTTCTCTATATCACGCTCATCTTTGCTGGTAAGAGAAATAACTTTTTCTTCCTGTTCCATGTTTCCGGTCATAAGATATTCGATACTTACTCCAAAGAAATCGGCAATTTTTTGAAGCTTATCTGCCTTTGGGGTATATCTTCCAGCCTTCCAATTACTGATAGTGGCGGTAGTTAAACCAGTTTCTTTACAAACTCGATAGGGAGTTATTTTGTGAGATTGACACAGTTTTTCAAAAATTTCGTACATATAGCACCTCAAAAAATAGATTTGAAAATAAAGCCAAAAACTATTGACAAACTTTGAAATCAATGCTAATATGTGGACATAGCTTTGAAAACGAAAGCTAAAAAGAGATTGGCTAAGGTTTCAATATAACTTTGATTGACACCATTATTATATTTGAAATCTTAGCTAATGTCAATAGAAAACTATAGAAGGTGGTGATATTTTTGTATCAGAAATATGCAGAGTTAAGAGATAAGGTAGGGAAAACTGACTATGCTATTGCAAAGGAAACTGGTTTATCTACATCTACATTGACTAACTGGAAATATGGTAGATATTCCCCTAAATTCGACAAGCTGTTAATCCTCGCCAAGTATTTTGATGTTCCGGTGGAGTATTTCGCAGAGACTGAGGACGGGAGGTGAGAGAGGTGGAAGAAAAAAATAAACCGCATATCACTATGGTTTGGATAGCAATAGCGGTTATATCAATTAATCAGGCTGTTGGGGCGTATCAAGATTTTCAGATTCACCAGCAGTTGCGGAATCAGATTCAGCTGCTGCAGGAACAGCATTTGAATTTGTTGCAACACTTGAACATGAATCTGGAGACAACTTTGACTGAGATACTAAATAATCGTTGAGTGCAGATACAGAGTCATTAAGGCGATTCAACGATTCAGTGTAACTTTCGAACATAGCGGCTTCAGCTTGTGCAGAGGTATTTTGAGAAGATGCATCTATGTTGTGATAGTAGATGGTCAGCCACACGCTGAATAAAGCAATTATATTCGGTAATATACAACTTAAAAAGAACTCCAGCGTTATACGTCGTTTTGGAAGTGGGGTCTCAACGGTAAGAGGAATTTCTTGTGGATATTCATTCTCATGAATAGTCAAAGAGTATAAATATTCAGGCACTTCTACATATTCCTGATGAAATGAAATATTTTCCAATATCGAAGAAAAAGCAGTTGAGATATGGGAGCTAAAATTAACAAGGTTCTTCTGAATATCTTTTGTTAAATCTTGGATAACAGAGTCGTTAGCAGTTAAAGAATTAGCAATACTATTTGCAATTGATACATTCACAGAATACTGCATTTCATGAATAGGTATCAGCAAAGTATTTAACATATCTTGCATTCGAGTGGTTAAGATTGCCTGTGGATACATGGCAGAAGCAAGTATACTTTGCATTTGTGAAATGGATTGAATTATGGGGGAGTAGGCAGCGGTCAAATCCACATTCATTTTTTCTAAAGAATTTTGAAATGCGGAAATTGCGGCTATGAGAGATTGGTAATCTGTGTTCATAATAATGCCCTTTCTTTTGTACTTGGCCTGGCGGGGCCTGTGAGTACAGTATAGGGCAGAGGGGAAGAAATGACAAGGGAGGTGAAAAAAGATGGTAGCACCCTATCAACCATTATATACGGTCAAGGAAGCGTCCCAGGTTTTACGGGTCAATACCTCAAAGGTATATGAACTGATAAACACCGGACAGCTGCCGTACCTGTTATTAGGGCAGAAAAAGATCCGGGGTTCGGATCTGGAACAATTTATAGAGAAGTATCCGGTGGCACAGCCGGAAGAAGGAGGGAATCATGCAATCAGAAGCAATTAAGTACCAGCCCCCAGTGGAGGGCGTTGTAGTAACCTGGAAGGAAGAGGAGCAGATCCTGAAGCTGGGCCGGATCCTGAGGGAACAGCTGGATCAGAGCCATGAGGATGTGCGGCTGTTCGGCAAACTGTCTACGGTGATGGCGTTCCTGCTGGGGATGGAAACGGTGCTGCTATTGGTGGCCTGTGGGATTGTGACACTGTGAAAGGAGGTGAGGAAGATGGATAAGGATGCTTGCGGTACTTGTCGTAATAAGAACCGGTGTATAGAGCGGAGCAGGATGTATCCGTGCTTGAGTTACAAGAAGAAAAAGGAACCTGCACAGCGGCAACTGTGGTAGGTCCAAGCGTTAAAAAATCAACACCCTCTATTATGAGGGAGAACCGAGGGAAAATCAAGATGGCAAACCGAAAAAACGATGTTTTTTGTGCGGACAACCAGTATGAGGAGGCCCTGATGCTTATGGGACGGGTCAATGCGCTGGCCGGAATTATCCAGGCAAGCAAGTATTCCGTTGACCGTGAAGTGGTTGCGGCGGCGCTGGGCTTTGAACTGGCTGAGAATAAAGACAACGAACAGGGAGGAAAAGCAGAATGAAGGTAAAGGTAAAAGAACTGGTTCCGGGACAGGTGATCCGGGTAGAGTACGGGGATTACGAAAACTGGGTTAATTTCCAGGTAGATGCAGTAAAGCCGGCTGAAAGATATATCAATGTAGACTGCCATGCAGGCGGCATACATACAACCCTGGCGATGGAGCCGGAAGAAATGGTGGAGGTGCGTGGATAAATGGCAAAAGTAATCGGGATCATGGGGGAGTCTGGATCCGGCAAAACAACCAGCTGCAGAAATCTGGACCCGTCAACCACATACTATATCGACTGTGATAAAAAGGGGCTTAACTGGAAGGGGTGGAGAAAGTCCTACAACAGTGAAGCGAAAAACTTCCAGCAGACAAATTTCCCGGCTATTGTTTTAAAGCTGCTGCAAAACATTAATGATTCAGAGAATGCAAAGCATATTAAAACTGTTGTTATTGATACGATCAATGGCATTATGGTAGCTGAAGAAATGAGGAATGCAAAGGTTCAGGGGTACGGGAAGTGGACGGATCTGGCGTCCTATATCTGGGAAATCATAGACTATGCTTTAACCATGCGGGATGACCTGACAGTTATTATTATCGCACATTCAGAGACGATATCGGATGATAACGGGATTGTATTTACCCGTATTAAAACCAACGGACGGAAACTGGATAAGATTGTATTGGAATCCAAGCTTACAACCGTCCTTTTGGCAGATTGTAAGGATGGAGCCTATATATTCCATACCCATGCAGAGAGGAATTCCGTAAAAACGCCGTTTGGAGCGTTTGAATCGGATGAAATCCCGAATGATATTACAGCTGTGATCAGGGCATTGGAAGACTATTAAGAAACAGAAAGGATAAGAGAAGATGGCAATTAAGAGATTTGGAGATTATGAAAAGACAAAGGCTTATGGGGATATCCAGGCGCTTCCCAAGGGAGGGTATGTCCTGAAAATTATGGATGCAGTAATCTGCGAGAACCGGAATGGACAGTACATCAAAATCAGCTGTGATGTGGCGGAAGGGGAATACCGCGATTTTTACGCCAATGAATACCGCAGCCAACAGCAGGAGGATAAAAAATGGCATTGCAATTATCTTTTGAGTGTTCCGAATGATGATGGATCGGAACGGGACGGATGGACAAAGCGGCGCTTTAAGACGGTAACAGAAGCCCTGGAATTATCAAATTCAGGATACCATTTTGACTGGGATGAAAAAGGCTTTAAAGGCAAGCTGATCGGCGGGCTTTTTAATGAAAGGGAGTACGAAAAGAAAGACGGAAGCGTAGGACGAATGGCAAATCTCGCACAGTTATGCAGTGTGGAGAAGATCCGTACAGGGAAATTCAAACTCCCAGACGATAAACTGCTGCCAAACCGCCTGACAACTGCTGCACCAGCCGCCCCGGACGATTTCATGGCAATTCCTGAGGGGGAAGATGATTCCCTGCCATTTGATTGATCATGGATATTTTTAATCAGAAAAAGGTCCTGGACAGTTTTGAGATCCTGGTGGATACCCGTGAGCAGGATACCGAGAGAGCGCATAGGAGATATGCGTCTTTCGGTGCCCCGGTCCGCCGTGCCACCCTGAACTATGGAGATTATACATACAATGCAGTGCTTCCGGATGGCCGGCAGATCTATGACCCATCCCGTACCATTTCCCCTTTGTGCGCAGTAGAGAGGAAAATGGATCTGGATGAACTGGCAGGATGTTATACGCGTAGCAGGGACAGGTTCCGGCATGAGTTTGAACGTGCTCAAAAAAACGGCGGCCGGATCTATATCCTGTGTGAAAATGCAAACTGGGAAAATCTCCTGAATGGAAAATACCGGAGCAGGATCCATGCAAATGCATTTGCGGCATCTGCTACAGCATGGATGGTGCGGTACAATGCAGGCCTGATCTTCTGCAAAGAAGAGACATCTGGAAGGCTGATCCGGGAAATCCTGTACCGGGACTTAAAGGAGCGATTGGAGAGAGGTGAGTTTGATGAAAGTTGCGATCCGGATTGTTGATGATTCCGATAACATTTTGGTTCAACTTGATAAATGTGAATTTGATACATATTGGGAATTATTAAGGTTTTTAGAACAAATATTTCGAAGCGGGTATGATGCTTACATTAAAAAATTGGACGATTAATCTATGGAAAAACAAGAAAAAAAGGAAAGTTGGATCAAAGTTTTCCGCAACATTGAAAATAGCTGGTTATGGGAAGAAAGACCTTTTTCCAGAGGACAAGCGTGGATCGATCTGCTATTACTGGCAAAATTCCGAGATGAAAGTTTTATCAGCCGAAGAGGAAATCTGATAGACGGAAAAAGAGGGCATGTATACAGAAGTATAGCTTCATTGGCCGATAGATGGGGGTGGAGCAGAAAAAAAGTAGATCATTTTTTTAATCAGTTAGAAGCCGATAACATGATAAAAGTAAATAAAAAAAGAGCAAGTGAAGAAACAAGCATTTTCATTGTAAATTACAGCAAATATCAGGTTATTGGCACAAGTAAAAGAACAAGTGAAGAACAAGTCAGGAACAAGTCAGGCACAAGTGGGGAACAAGTGGAGCACATATACAAGAATGATAAAGAATGTAATAAGAATGATAAAGAAATAAAGAAAGAGCCTGTAGCACCTTTTTCAAATGCGGATGACACGGAAGGAATTGACCTCTGGGGGGAGGATGATGACACAGTGATTGACTCATGGGAGGACTGGAAAAAGAAAAATGGGGATCTATGAATTTCAAAAGGATGACGCATTTCGGTTCGTTCAGGAGATCGGGGCACGGGGCAAACAGAGGGGAGACGAATTACAGCTTGACAGATGCCCATATTGCCTTGGGGGAAAGAATGGAAAGGACCGGGGGACCTTTTCCATTAACCTCAGGACAGGCCAGTTTAAATGCCTGAGGGAAAGCTGCGGGGCTCATGGAAATATGATCACTCTTTCCAAGGACTTTGATTTTTCGCTGGGAACGGAAGTGGATGAGTATTACAGCAGCAGAAAGCATTTCCGTAAAATCCACAGAAAAGAGAAGCCGGCGACAAAACCGGCAGCAGTGGCCTATATGGAATCCAGAGGGATATCGGAGGGGATCACAAACCGGTATAACATCACAGTAAGGAATGATAATGATGGAATCCTGGTATTCCCTTTTTATGACGAGAATGAAATCCTCCAGTTTGTAAAATATCGAAACAGCGGATTCCGTAAGGGGATTGACAAAAACAAGGAATGGTGTGAAGCAGACTGTAAGCCGGTTCTTTTCGGAATGAATCACTGCAATCCGGACAATCCTACGCTGGTTCTTACAGAGGGGCAGATCGATTCTCTTTCGGTTACGGAAGCAGGGATTGAAAATGCAGTAAGCGTTCCAACCGGAGCAAAAGGATTCACCTGGATCCCGTACTGTTGGGACTTCCTTTCACAATTTAAAACCCTGGTAGTATTTGGAGATTGTGAGGACGGAAGGATTACATTGCTGGAAGAAATGCAGCAGCGTTTTCACGGATGCGTTAAACACGTCAGGATGGACGATTACAGGGGCTGTAAGGATGCAAACGAGCTTCTTATGACCCACGGAAAAGAAGCCATCAGAATGGCTGTTGAGAACGCACAGGCCATATTGACAAAACGGATTAAGCCGATGGAAGAGGTACAGAGGGTTGATTTGTCAAAGCTGGAAAAGATACGGAGCGGGATTGCATCCCTGGATAAGACGATTGGAGGATTTTATTTAGGCCAGCTGATTCTTCTTACGGGGGAACGCGGGGAAGGAAAATCAACCCTGGCTTCCCAGTTTGGGACATTTGCCATAGCAGCAGGATATACAACCTTTTTTTATTCCGGAGAGCTTATGGACTGGTATTTTCGGGCATGGTTTGATCTTCAGATCGCCGGGAAAATGCATATCAATGCCATGGTGTCCAATTTTGGATATACATCTTACAGCATTGACGGGAACTGTATCCCACAGATCGAGCAGTGGTACAGAGGAAAGGCATACATATACGATAACGGAATCTTATCACAGGATGGGGAAGAGGAAGAAGGGCTTTTGGAGACCATGGAAAAGGCAATCGTGCAGTACGGGTGCCGGGTGTTATTTGTAGATAACCTTATGACAGCGATCACAGATGATATTGCATCGGATCTGTACCGGCAGCAGACCAAGTTTGTAAAAGCACTTGCCTTTATGGCTAAGAAATATAATGTGCTCATTTTTTTAATTGCACATCCAAGGAAGTCAACGGGGAATGAATTCGGAAATGATGATGTAGCCGGGAGCAGCAACATCACCAACCTGGTTGATGTGGTGCTGAAATATTCCAAGCCTAAGAAAACAGGGGACGAGGCACCCTATTGTGACAGACTGCTGACGGTACATAAAAACAGGCTGACAGGAAGGACGAACCGGGACGGAATCAGGCTTTACTATCAGGAAGGTTCCAAACGGATTTCAGAGAACCCGGAAACATTTGACTGGGACTTGGGCTGGAACCAGCTGTCGGCGATCCGGCCGGATGAAAGAATACCATTTGATGAGGTGATTGACTTTGGATAAACCATTAAAAAATGACGAAGTGGCAGGGATACTCACACAGCTGCAGAGGTTCTGGATCAAATGGAGAGACTGCGTCGCAGAGGATAATTTTGATAAGTGGGATTCAGTAATAGAGGATGCAAACCAGATCATGGAAGCGCATGGCGTACGAATGGTACGAAAATGGGAAGGCCCGTGCCCTGTTACAGAAGAGGAGGCAGTAACGGCTCCGCTGGTTAATTGGTTTCTGGATCAGTTGGAAGCCAGGAGCAGAAAGGGAGCAGAAGAATGAAACAGACAAAGAGTGAACCGGTCTATGTATGTAGCGTATGTGGGAAGGATATAGCCGGGGATCATGTATATATCAAAACAAGGAGAGGAACAGAGCAGCATATCCATTATGGGTGTATGCCGTGCAGGAAAGGAAAAGACGATGAATGAATATGCGATTGAATGGACAAAGGATCGGGACTATGCAGGTGTGACGGTTCCTAGTGGTACAGCTTGGAAAACGAAACTCCTCCGATATGCAGAATCACATCCAGAGGCTGTAAAGGTTATAGCGGTTAATGAAGATGGATCTGCGTTTTTTCATGTACCGATTGCCTGGATTAAATGCAGTCCTCCACGGAAAGTTTCAGAGGAACAGCGGGTAGCGGCAGGGGAACGTTTTCGTCATATGTGGGAGAATAAAAAAGGAGAATAGCTATGAAGAGATTAACACATCCCCGCAATAGCGGGATTAAAACGGGATATTGGAGTCCAAACAAGAAAGATGAGCTGGTTGAGCGGTTGGCAGCGTATGAGGATACCGGTCTGACACCGGAAGAAATCAAGGAGTTAAAGGAAAACAAAAACCCTCGCTGGATCCCGGTGGAGGAGAGGCTGCCGGAAGCCAGAAAAGATGTTTTGGTTTGTATGAAAACGGGGTGGATTTTGGTAGCATGGTATGGCTCTGGGGGAAAAAGGTGGCATATATCGCCATCAGATGTGGGCACACTTCATGAAAATATTGTTGCCTGGATGCCGCTGCCGGAGCCGTACCGGAAGGAGGGAAAGACCAAATGAGAAAATGCTGTGGAACTTGCAGATGGCACAGCCATGAAGATATATCAGACGGTTGGGTATGCGTAAATGATGAGAGTGATTACTGTACAGACTGGACGGATTACGACCACTGCTGTGAGGATTGGGAGGAGAGAGAATGAGAGCGTATCAGTGCAGTAGATGTGATAAGCTGCTTGATCTGGATGATTACTGCACCTGTTCGGTTTTGGGAGATATGAGGCCGGGTCACAGATGGAAAGGAGCGGCAAAAATATGCCGGGAATCCTTTGAACAGCTTCCAGAAAAGCAGATATGGCATGAAAAATTTAGTTGGGAAGATTAAGACGTTAGTTGTAGTAAACAGTTGTGGTATTAAACAAGTAGTTGTTGTATCGAGTTAAAACGAATTAAAGTCGAGTTAAATTAAGGATTTGGAGAATAAAATGTTGACACATTTAAGTTTATTCTCCGGCATTGGGGGACTGGATCTGGCGGCAGAATGGGCTGGAATACAGACGGTGGGACAGTGTGAATGGGCGGATTTTCCTACAAAGGTACTTAAAAAGCACTGGCCCGATATCCCACGCTGGAGAGATATAAGGACATTAACGGGAGAAAGTTTCTATGAACGAACAGGATTACATACAGTTGACATTATTTCAGGAGGATTCCCCTGCCAGCCATTCTCTGTTGCCGGGAAGCGGCAGGGCAAGGAGGATGACCGCTATCTCTGGCCGGAAATGCTTAGAGTTATCGAAGAACTCAGGCCCTCTTGGGTTATTGGAGAAAATGTTGCTGGAATCATTAGAATGGCACTCGACGATGTGCTTTCTGACTTGGAAAACCAAGGTTACGCCACAAGGACGTTTGTATTACCAGCTGCAGGTGTTGGAGCCATGCACAGGCGATATCGGACAGCGATTGTTGCCCACACTGACTGCATCGGAGTGGAGAGGAACGGCAAAAAACAGATATTGGGGGAGTCACACATATCGGTCAGACAAATTAGCGAGCCGTTTCAGGACGCAGAGCGAAGATATGACACATATCAATCCAGATTATGCCGAAGTTTATATGGGCTTCCCAATGGGGTGGACCGTGTTAGATCATTGGGAAATGCAGTAGTACCACAGCAGTTCTATCCAATATTTCAGGCAATAGCAAACATAGGACGATATTAAGGTTTAGTGAGGTTTTGTATGACAACTGAACAAAAAAAGTGTTGCTATAACCGCAATATAATTGCAGAAGCATATCAATGTTCTCTGGAGGATGCGGAACTAATTAAATATTTAAGAATTTTTATATCTCAGAATATAGATGAGATTGAAGAACTGATTAAAACCGATGAAGAAGTGAAAGTGTCTGATTTTATTTATGAGCATATAGTTGAGTTAAAGCGTATTTTTCATATATGTTCATGATTGAATTAGGATTTGGAGGAAAATATGGAACCGAAAGAGGCAATAGATATTATAAATCGTATGTTTAAGGGAGTGCCTACGGAAGAACAACTTGCTGCACTCGATATGGCGTATGATGCTCTTGAGAAGCAGCAACCTGTATCGCGGGTAATTATCGAAGGAAAATATTTTTGCCCCAAATGTAAGAACTTGATGAAATATCCGGGATACTGTGATTGCGGACAAAGGGTTTATTAAGGTTTGACGGAGGTCAAGTGATGAAACAGTATAAATGCAAGAAGTCATTTTGCGTTGACAAATACGATGATGATGGATTCTTGATTGAAAACAGTAGCGTTGTAATTGACAAAGGGAAAATCTATGAGCTTGATGATGGCAACCACACAATTATTGGAGGAGAGATTCATCTTGATTCTGATGAGGATGGATCATGGTTGGAAATTACAAAAGAACACTTAGAAGAATATTTTGAGGAAGTAAACTGAGATTTTAAGATTTAACGGAGGTATGAAATGAAAAATTGGAAGTTACCGTTGATTATCGTAGGAACAGTGTTAGTAGCGATTTTGGGTTGCGTGTTTGGAGTACAATCATCGCAGAATAAAGCCATAAGCCTTGAGGAATCGGTCTATACCGCTGAATCTGATATTAAAGTGCAGGAGAAGCGTAGGGTTGATTTGGTTTATAATCTGGCAGACTGCGTAAAACAGTACGACAAGCACGAATCGGAAACATTGACCGGACTTGCAGACGGAATGAGCAAGGGAAATAGCGTGGAAGATGTAAATACTGCTATTGCAGCAGTTACATACGCTTATCCAGAATTAAAAAGCAATGAGAATTATAAGCAGCTCATGAATGAACTTTCTATCACTGAAAATATGATTGCTCAATACCGGGAGAATTACAATAAATCTGTAACAGCCTATAACCGATATGTGAAGAAGTTCCCAGCGAGGATTTTCCTTGATTGGACAGGCTATGAGGTTTTGGAGTTTGAGCGATTGGATTATCAAGCACCAGTGGACGCACCGCAGGATTTATTTGGAGAGTAATCATGAGAGCGTATAATGTATCTGAAAAGAGCAATAAAACAATAGAAGAAAAGATAGAATTGATAAAAACATATGATATTGAAGATTTACTATATGTTCTTAGAGAAGCAGAAAAAAACAGAAAAGATTACAACCCATTTATTATTTCGGGAGTAGTTGGGCGACTTTATGACATGGGAATAAAGTGTATGTAGGGGAAAATATATGGAAATAACCAAGCGCGAAATCATAATTAGCGTTGCCATAACGGCAGTTATGTTTATAATCGGTTTCTTCATTTCTGGTAAAATAACTGATATGCAGAATGATAAAAACGCTGAATATCAAAAGGCAATACATATTGAGGATTCAGAGTTATTCCAGTATGGAATGGATACCAAAGTAGGAAATGCTTTTGTATATGGAGATTTGCAGGCAGTTGACACAGTAACATTTGATGAGATTGGCGGAGAATATCTTTATGTAGAAAAAGTAAAAGAAAAATACACGAGGCATACTAGAACATATACAGTTAAAGTCGGAAAAACTACCCAAGTGCGAACAGAAACATACTGGACATGGGATGAAGTAAATCGTGAAGATAAACAAAGTTTGGAGATAATGTTTTGCGGAGTTACATTGCCTAGCGTTAAAGTAGAAATACCAGATACAGAATACATTGATACCATAAAAGAATCTAGTAAAATAAGATATAAATATTATGGAACACCCATTAAGCATACTGGAACTGTTTACACCAAATTATCTGACGGAACGATTTCGGATAATTCCAGATTTTTCAGAGACTATACCATTGAGCAAGCACTAGATAGTTGCACTTTTGGCGATGGAAATATAGTGTTTTGGGTTTTCTGGATAGCACTGACTGTAGGTGCTGTAGTTGGATTCTGTTATTTGGATAATAGGTGGTTAGAGGATTAGAAACAATAAGAAAATTAAGGTTTTGGAGGTGCGAGATGAGAAGATTACGCTTGGTTAAGGTAGTTGTGCCGGAGATTGTGGCCTATTTTGGATCCACTCCGGAAGCCACAAGGCCAGACTACAGATGTACAGGATGTGGATGCGGGGTTGATAAAGCATATGTCTGCTGTCCATATTGCGGATCAGAGCTTGACTGGGACAAGGTAAGGAAGCCATCTAAGAGATTTTTAAGAATAGTGAAAAAGCTGTGAGAAATTAAGGTTTTGGAGGAGGAATATATGAGAGCAACGTGTGAAATTATAGCTGATTTGAAAGATAACAAAGAAGTACCATATGAAGAATTGAAAATGGCCTGCTTGGTGCAATCATCAATCATTTTCTTTTACCAACAAGACACAAAAGCACTTTTGAAAGGGGGATTATCGGCAGACCTGATAAAACATGCAAAATATTCCGACCCGAAAACATCTTCCGAGAAGATGGGGATTCCATCGTGGTACTGGAATGCAGTTAAGAAAGACCCTATACAATGGCTGAGCCCATCACATATTCCAGGGACGGAAGAATGGAAGAAAATGCATGGTATTAACATGAATATTTTTAATCGTGTAATGAAACAGCATGAATCAAAAAATTAAGATTTAGGGGATATAAGATGGCGCATATAGAAATATGGTATCGTTGCCCTTTGTGCAAACGTGCATATGACACGGAGAGGGATGCTGTCATATGTAAAAATAAACATCCGATTATAACAGAACGCCGTGCGGTTGGTAAAGACGGAAAAGCTGTGAGGATTGACAGACCAGGAGAAGAAGCATGGGCATTGAGAGAAGCGGATTTGAGCGACTTTATAGAAGAGCGTAAAAGGCAATTAAAAGAAATGCAGAATTGACATCTACCATTTCGGTGATTGTACCGGGATAGCAGATAAAATTAAGGTTTAGAGGAAAATATGACAGATGAAGACAAGAAAGCGTATGCGGATAGAAAATGTCCGAAGAAATGTTTGAATTGTGAACATCGGAAGATTATCACACATGGTGTTTTGCCATATAATTTTTGTAAAAAATTGAATGTATCATTTACCAAAAATGAACCAGATGATTTTTTGAATTGTACAAAGTTAAACTGACATTAATTAAAAAGTGTGTATCTATACACGGAAAGGGGCAGAGGGATGGCAAGACCAAAGAAAGAAACCGATCAGAAGTACATCCGGCAGAATATAAGCATGGACCCGGAGCAGCTCAAACGGGTAATCGCCTTCTGCCAGAAGGAGGACAGGGCGATAAGCTGGGTGATCCGGCAGGCCCTGGACAAGTATCTTGACGATAATGTTGCGTAAGATTACATAACGTTACACAACGATACTGAGATTTAGCGCAGGAGGGGCCAATATGAAAGATCTAAATAAGGCAATAGGAAAGGCAGCAGAGGCGTTTGCAAATCTGGTTAAAAGCATAATAGAAATGGCACAATCACTTGCCAATATATTATTTCCTGCATTAAAAAGCAACAACTGGCGAAAGTTACACGGACTACCTATGAGGAGGCGAATGAGGCCATGTGGCAAAAGAAAAATCCATACCTGGAATACATGATCGCCCTATTACGTGGCCAGAAAGAAGGGATACAGCTTGGGGATAGTGAAATCAGAGGCCCAAAGACGAGTGAACCGGCTTCAGAGGGAAAGAGCAGTGGCAGCCAGTGACATGGATGCAATCCGAGGACCGAAATTGGAAGTCTGGTCCGCACGGATGCCGGCATATGCGTATACATCGTTATGTCCAAATGAGAAATACAGGAGATAGAAAGTTGAATGTACTCAAGAGCGTAATAATCATCATGTGGGCCATCACAGGGACGGTCAATCTGATCCAAGGCAACATAGACCGCTGGGAATACCTGATGGTCTGGGGCTCCCTGATGGCGGTGCTGTTGTTCTGGAAGTGATATCAGAAGAACTCGTTTCAGTAGCTGTAGGAATATAGGGAGCACAGAAAAAGGTTTCAGGACAGATAATAAAAATAGCGGTGGACACCCGCCAAGATGATACCACCGCTAAACAACGCCTGAGTATATTATATCCAACTCAGGCAGAAAAAACAAGAGGAGGATCATAATATGTCAGAATCTATAAAAAGTGAGATTATCAACAATGTTATAGTAGCAATGTCCTATTATATTTCAGAGAAAGAGATTCTGGAAGCGTTGGAACATATTATATCCAACGAGCTTGTGAAGGTAAATGTTCAGGATATTACCACTATGCCGGAAACATGGCAGAATGACACTCAAAAAAGGAATCAGTATTTGATTCAGCTTTTTATGATAAAAAAGCGTAGCTTGAGTCATCAGACGATGGAAGGATACTTACGCGCAGTAAAGCGTCTCATGACTGCTGTTAATAAGCCGTTGGATCAGATTGGTACGGTAGATATAGACTGGTATTTATCCCAGTATGAACGCAGGAAAGGGATAAATGGAGAGAAATTAGAAAAATCTACCTATAACAACGAGCGCCGGTTTTTGTCTGCATTTTACACATGGATGAGAAAGGCAAAGCTGATAGAAGAAAATCCAGTAGAAGCAACTGAACCCAAACGAGTTATATCAAAACCTATTGATTATTTTTCAAAAGAAGAAATGATAAAAATGAAAGATGCCTGTAAAGATGTGAGAGAAAGGGCAATCCTCGAAGTGTTCCGCTCAACTGGTGCTCGTGTAGGCGAGATTGCTGATATCTGTCTGGAGCAGGTGGACTTTGAAACAGGAGATATATGGATAAAAGGCGAGAAAGGAGGACGGTACAGAACATTGTATCTCGATGAAGATGCAAGGCATTATTATTTAAAATACAAAGAATCCCGTAAAGATGATTGTCCGTATTTGTTCACAAAATCCAGAAAACCATATGGGAAAATGACGGTATCAGCATATAGGACTATTATCAAGGAGATAGGCGAACGTGCAGGTATTACTACTCGTGTCTATCCGCATAAAATGAGAAAGACACTGGGTATGGACTTGAAAAACAGAGGAGTCGATATTGGAATCATCCAGGAGGTTTTGGGTCATGCAAGCCCGGCTGTAACAAGTATGTATTACGCACAGTCTACACAGAAGACGCTGAGAAATATCAGAGAAAGGATCGCAGCATAGAGAAAAGCCTCAGGAGGTGATTGAGATAAGAACACGAAATGCATCATTAACAGATTTTGGGGTTCCTGAAGAAGACCAAAAAAAACTATACGAAAGATGCCGAAAGCTAAACAAAGAAGAACGATTGCTTTTGTTGGAGTGTGCGATATCTTCAACACCGGGAATAGAAGTGTGTATTTATGATAGCCTTGTCAATGGAATCGGGTATGATGCTATGGGGCATAATAGGTATATACCTGTAAAAAGAGATGATTTTTACGCATATAAAAGGAAAACGGCTGCTCAGTTTTATCACTTCTTACTTCTTTTCGGGAAATGGTGAAAAGTGGGGGACGGATTACAAAATAAAATGTGATAAAATATCAATAGGATTATGAATTGAGGAGGGAAGAACATGAATTTGAAGGGGACCGCAAAAAAACTTCAGAATGCTCTTCTCTCTGTTGGTTTGATTATAAAAATCGAATCGTCTCAGTTTTATTCATCCGATCAAGAGAGAATGGTGACAGTATGGATAATATCCACACCTACATTACAAAATGGGAAGAATGGATGGAAGATACGGGACTATGAGATTCTGAGGACAGCCAGCACAATAGAAATGGTTAAATGTCTGGCGGATATATGGGAACAGGTGAAAGAATGGAATTTGTGAATGAGGACGGTGGGTAAATGCTGACTCCAAAACAAAAAGCGTTTGCAGATGAATATTTGAAATGCGGAAATGCGACTGAGGCAGCGAAGAAAGCAGGATATAAAGAAAAGGCAGCATACGCCACAGGAGCAGAGAACCTAAAGAAACCTCAGATAATCGCGTATATTGAGGAAAGGCAGAAACAAATTGATGATAGCCGCATAGCCTCTGCTGCGGAAGTAATGCAGTATTTCACGGCTGTAATGCGAGGTGAGGTGAAAGACCAGTTCGGCCTGGATGCTCCGCTGGCAGAGCGAACGAAAGCCGCTGTTGAGCTGGCAAAGCGCAAGGTTGATGTGTCACAGAAAACAGATGTTGGCGGAATCGTTATTGTAAATAATATACCAAGGCCGATAAAGAAAAAAAATGACTGAAATAATACAACTTACCGATATCATTGCTCCCACTTTCTACCCTGTTCACTGGGATATCCTTGACAGCAAGCATACATACTATGACCTGTATGGTGGCCGAGGCTCTACAAAATCATCTTTCATCTCTGTGGAAATCATACTAGGGATAATGATAGACGCAGAGAAAGGTGAACATACAAATGCCGTAGTATTCCGAAAGGTGGGAAATACTCTCCGTGAATCCGTCTTTGAACAGATTGCATGGGCGATAGATGCGCTTGGTGCTAATGATACATGGGCTTCCAGCGTCAGCCCTATGCAATACGTATATAAACCTACAGGTCAGAAAATTATCTTCCGGGGACTGGACAAGGCAAAGAAAACAAAGTCAATTAAATCAAGCAAAGGATATTTTAAGTATCTTTGGTACGAAGAACTTGACGAATTTGCTGGGATTGAAGAAATTAGAAACACACAGCAATCAGTTCTTCGCGGCGGCAGTAAGTTTGTAGTATTCAAGTCCTTCAACCCGCCTATCAGCCGAAGTAACTGGGCGAATGTGTATGTCAATGAGCCAAGAGAGGACAGCTGCCGCCATAAAAGTGATTATAGAGCGATTCCGGTGGAATGGCTAGGAGAACAGTTTATCTCAGATGCAGAACACCTAAAGGCTACAAATGAGCGGGCATATCGTCATGAGTACCTGGGAGAGCCGGTGGGTCTTGGAACCAATATCTTTGACATGCTGGAAATCCGCACAATAACCGACGAGGAGATCGGGACATACCAGTCAATCTATCAAGGGCAAGACTTCGGATGGTACCCGGACCCGAAAGCCTTTATCCGGGCCGCCTATGTGCCTAATAAGGAGCAGATTGTCCTACTGGATGAGCTGGGCGGGTGCAAGATCAGAAATACAGATATGGCGCAGATGATAAAGGACAAGGGGTATGATGATTATGCTCTGATGTGCGGCGTAGATGAACAGGAGAGCATTGTAGACCTTCGGGACGCCGGAATCCCGGCCAGAAACGCCATTGTAACGCCTGGGAGCCGGAAGTACACCTTTGAGTGGTTACAGTGCCGGACGATTGTTATTGACCCAGCCAGAACGCCGCGGGCATACAAGGAAATCACAGAATACGAACATGAAGTAGACGGCAACGGAGAAGTGATAGCAGATTACCCGGACGGCAACGATCATTTTATCGACGCCCTCCGCTACGCAATATCTCCGATGGCTATGAGGAGAGGACACAGCGCATGATAAACGTAAATGGATGGAGACCAATATCTGAATATGATAGAAATAAATACGATTGGGTACTTGTAAAGTGCAAAGATGGAGAAGACTGGTGCGTGCCAGTAGTGGCAGAAATGAGAGCTGATGGAAAATGGTATGGAATGGGAAAGCTGTGCAATAGCTTTCTCCCATTTTATCCGATGGTATTTTTTGATATGCAGCAGCTTGATATAATGGCATAGGTGGTTAAATATGACTATAAAGGATTTGATTTCTGTTCTGGATGAAAATGAACAGCTGAGTGTAAAAATGAATGCTTTGCACAATAAGAAAGAGTGGGAAAAACAAGATATAAACTTGATGGGGTTGGAAGTTGAAAGAATATGGACTGATGGTTGCTCGATGATTTTCGCGGAAGTTGATTTGGGTGATTAAATGGGACTGATAGCAACAGTAAAAAGGTGGATAGGGATGATATTCAGAAAACAAGCAGAAAAAGATTTCCGGGTAAAGGATACTACGTCCCCGCAGATGATGGCAAAGATTACAGAGTGTGCAAACATCTACCGCGGGACTCCGTACTGGGTAGATCCAGAAAATCGGATTAAGACCATCAACTTTGCGAAATCTGTCTGCTCCGAGACAGCTCGGCTCGTCACGCTGGGGATTAAGATACAGATCGACGGCGGTGCGCGTGGGACGTGGTTACAGGAGCAGATTGACAAGGCATATTTTAATTTGCGCCACTGGGTAGAGTATGGCTGTGCTTACGGCACGGTTATTATCAAACCCAACGGTAGCGGATTTGATATGTTTACCCCTCTGGATTTTATCGTGACGGAGCAAGACGATAACGGGGATATAACGGGCGTTGTGTTTAAGGACAGCTATGCGGCTAACGATAAGCATTATACACGTCTGGAGTATCACAGATTTATTGAGACGAGGACGGAATCTGGTGTGATATATCCGTATGTGATATCAAATAGGGCGTATGTGTCGAGGAGTAGCGAATCCCTCGGCGACCCTATCCCGTTGGCACAGACAAAGTGGGCTGACCTGCTGGAGGAGACGCCGCTAATTCTTAAAGGTGGGAAAGAAAGGCTTGATTCTCCCATGTACGGGGTATTTCGGACGCCTTCGGCAAACAACATAGACCTGTCCTCCCCGCTGGGGATGCCGATATACGCGGAAGCTATCGAGGAAATGAAAGATCTTGATATCGCATACAGCCGGAACGCCGGGGAGATATACGACAGCGAGAAGATTATCCTGGCAGATGATCGGCTGATGTTTGACAGCGGGAAGAACCTTAATGGACGTGTAGCGGATGTGAAGATGCCGCATTATGTCAAGAATGTGTTTGGTAACAGCCCGGAGGAATTTTACCAGGAGATTAACCCGCAGCTTAACACAGATACCAGGCTTTCTGGAATCAATGCTCTTCTGTCCCAGATTGGGTACAAGTGCGGATTTTCCAATGGGTATTTTGTATTCAACGAATCTTCCGGGATCCAGACAGCAACAGGCGTGGAAGCAGAGCAGCAGAGAACAGTCCAGTTTGTTAAAGATGTCCGGGATAAGCTAGAAAGCTGTCTGAATGATGCCATCTATGCCTTGAGTGTATATGCAGACCTTTACAGCCTGGCCCCGGTGGGAGCCTATGAAGTGGTATATGACTTCGGAGACATCCTATATTCCCATGAGGCTGATAAACAGCAGTGGTATGCTTACGCAGTACAGAACCGGATCCCGTTTTGGTATTATCTGATGAAATTTGAAGGATTTACCGAGGAAGAGGCCAGGGCACTTGTGGAAGAGGCTCAGCCCAAAGAGGAGCCGGGATTTTTCCAGGAGGAGTAAGATATGATATACGCATTTACAGAGGTGGAGAAGGAACAGATTGAAAGCTCCGGCATGATGGTAGTGGAGTTTAAGCGCAATTTGCGAATGATCGAAAGCATGGGTAAAGCTGTATCTCATGCATGGAATGGACTTATAAAGCTGGCCGAAGTGGTTGGAAGAATATGCTGCGAAGTCTGCAAGAAATTAATTGGAATGGTAGACGATATTAGGCTTGCCTTTGAAGAGATCCAAGAGAACTATGATTATCCAACCTCACGAAGATATAAAGTTGTGAAGATATTGAGCAAATGTACCGGACTGGAAAAGAGGGAGGTCTGGAAAATGACGCGTTACACTCGGCTTGCAAGGAGCTGTTGCTAATGCTTGATCCTCATTATCTCCAACATATAGCGGACGGGGCAGAAAACATTGCTTCCCAGCTCCATGAATACATAATCCGCCAGATCGTAGACCGCATGATGATACGCATTGGGCGGGGGGACGATTATCTCCTTACCTCCTCCGATGCGTGGCGTATCCAGGTATTACAGGACAGCGGATACCTTTTACAGGACATCACGGCGGAGCTGACGAAGTACACGAAGCGGCAAGAGAAGGAAATCAAGGCGGCTATGGAAGAAGCTGGAGTCAAAGCCCTGGAATACGATGACAAGATATATCAGGCCGCCGGGCTGTCTCCCATGCCGCTGACACAGTCCCCGGCGCTGATCCGGCTCATGGAACGGAACTACAACGCCACCCTGGGAGAGTGGCGGAACATGACCCGCAGCACCGCAGAAGCCGCACAGAGGCTTTTTATCAATGAGTGTGACTTTGCCTATAATAAGGTCACGAGCGGGGCTACAAGCTACTCACAGGCCGTCAGAGAGGCCGTGGAGACCGTTGCAAGCGGCGGCGTATATGTGGACTACCCTTCCGGCTACCGCGATACGGTGGAAGTAGCGGTTGCGCGTGCCGTGAGAACTGGGATAGCCCAAGCGACCGGAGACATACAGATTGCTCGAATGATGGAAATGGGGTACGCGAATGTACTTACGTCTAGTCATTTTGGAGCGCGCCCAACACACGAGGTATGGCAAGGTGGAAGATATTCTATTGATTGGGATAAATTAAAGGGTAGAAGGCCGGAATTATTTTTTAATCTTTCTCCGTCTGTGAAATTGCTACGAGATAATAAATACCCTGATTTTATAGATGTTTGCCGATATACATATGCGGACGGAATATGTGGAGCGAATTGTCGTCATCACTTTTCGGTGTACATAGAAGGGATGAATAATCCATTCGAGAAGTTTGACAGCGAAGAAAACAGGAAGATGTATAAAAAAGAACAGCGACAGCGTGCCTTAGAACGCCGCGTCCGCAAGACCAAACGAGAGGTCATGGGGCTGCAAGAGGCCGTGGAGAAATGCCAGGACGAGGCGACAAAGTTTGAGGTTCAGCAGGCGCTTGACCGGAAATCCTATTTGCTATCTAAGCAGAATAGGGCATACAGCGAATTTTGTAAGGCAAACGATCTGCGATCGCTCAACGAAAGATTGCAGATTGCCAGCTGGAACCGTGAACAGGCTGCAAAAGCCAGAGGGGCAGCGCGGCGGTATCAGAACGCGAAAGGAGTATAAACGTGAGTAGATGGAAACTGTACAATCCTAATCCTTCAAACGGTCAACGGGTAGGAGACTGCACAGTTCGGGCTTTATGCAAGGCTATGGGGCAGGACTGGGAGACAACATATGTTGGCTTGTCTTTGTTTGGGTTTTCGCTATCTGATATGCCGAGTGCAAACAGGGTGTGGGGAGCGTATCTCAAAAAGAACGGATTCCAGCGGCATATCGTAGACGACCACGGGCAGTATGTGTACACTGTTGACGACTTCTGCCGCGGCCACCCGACCGGAATCTATGTGCTGGGGATTGACGGGCATGTGGTATGTGTGAAGGACGGATATTACTACGATACTTGGGACAGTGGCGAGGAAGTGCCAATTTATTACTGGGAGAGGTAAAAAAGTGGAAACGATACAGGCAATTCTTTCTATTTGTGGAGGAATTTCAATCATTGGAGGAGCGGCTGCAGTGATTCACAAGTGGATTGCCCCAGCCTTTAAGTTAAATGAGAGAGTAAAAACGCTGGAAGATCATGATAAAAAAGACTTCGAAGCGCTTAAGGAGATACGAGAGCGGGACAGTCTGATTATGGAAACACTTGTGACGATGATAAACAGTCAAATTTCAGGAAACAATATTGAGCAGCTAAAAAAAACGAGAGACAAGCTTATTTCTTATCTTGCGCAGAATCAGTAAGGAGAATTTTCTTGAAAATATATGATTTTACGGTGATAGAATTGAATTATTTCCGTACATATTGCAATTTCACATTGGATGAGCGCCAATTATTCGAGCTAAGGGCGCGGAATGTCCCTCTGGAAAGGTGCGCGGAGTTAATGAATGTAAGCATGTCAACTGTAAAACGCATGAGCCGCCGGGTGAATAGCAAGATAATAAGGGTATGCTGATACTTTTATAAGCCATTGATGAACTGTCAGGGGCTTATTTTTTATGCCATAATTTAGTTATACAAAGTCATTGATTTAGTCATAGGAGGGACAGGCATGGCATTACCATATACACCTGGATATGGGTACAATCCGTATCAGTTTGGGCAAATGAATCCATTACAGCCGCAAATGGACAGGCTGGCGCAGATGCAAGCCCAATATCAGCAGCCCCAGCAAGCTCAACAGGTAAATCAAGGGATTTTGTGGGTGCAGGGCGAGGCGGGGGCCAAGTCGTATCTTGTGGCTCCAAACACAAGCGTCCTTCTGTTGGATTCAGAAAACTCTAATTTTTACATAAAGACCACAGATGCCGCCGGGATGCCGACGCTTCGGACGTTTGCTTATAAAGAGGTTATTTTGGGCTCACAGGAGCCGCAGAAAAAGACAGAAATAAACCTTGACGATAAATATGTCACCAGACAGGAATATGACGATTTACGGGGCAAATACGAGGAATTATACAGCTATCTTGAATCGGCAACAAAGCCAGAAGGAGGTAAGCATGGCGAATCCATTGTTTAACGCTTTGAATGGTGGGGGCCCATCTGGAATGATAGAACAGTTCCAGCGCTTTCGGAAAGAAATGGAGGGCAAGAACCCCAATGAAGAGATCAATAAACTGTTACAGTCTGGCCGGATAAGCCAGCAGCAACTTAACAAGGCCCAGCAGATGGCCCAGCAGATGCAGGGCATGTTCAAAGGCTTTTTTAAATAGTACATAACCGGGTGCACACGGTTTGTAAATATCATAATCGGAGGAGATTATTACTATGACAGACGGATTAACTGCTTCTGATGTTGCCGTTTTAACTGGCGGCACAGGGAGAAATGACGGCTTCGGTGGAGATTGGGGAGCCTGGATCATCCTTTTTTTAATTTTCGGTATGTTTGGCTGGGGCGGCTTCGGCGGCTGGGGCGGAAATGGTGGAGGTGCAAACTCTCCGGCATTCCAGGGCTATGCAACCCGCGCTGATATCGACGCGGCACTGTCCACACAGGGAATCGAAAACGGTATCCAGAACCTTTCCGGTCAGCTTTGCAACGGCCTTGCTGGTGTAAATGCGAATCTGTCCAATCTGGGTTATCAGATGCAGCAGTGTTGCTGCGACACCAGAGAGGCAATCGCTGGCGTAAACTACAACATGGCAGCCCAGACCAACATCCTCCAGAATACCGTAAACAACGGATTCCGCGATGTGATCGAGGCGCAGAATGCCGGAACGCAGCGCATCATTGATCTGTTTACACAGGACAAGATCCAGTCCTTACAGACTGAGTTACAGTCCGCACAGCTTCAGCTGTCCAATAATGCACAGACCAACAGCATTATCAACGCGCTGAGACCTACACCAGTACCCTCTTATCCGGTAATGTCCCCGTATACATCCATCATCAACCCGACAGGCTTTAGCTTTGGCGGCGGATGTGGATGCAACGCAGGATGCGGATGCTAAAACTGCATATGGAGTTTCTTTCGGATCGTCTTGTTGACCTCAACAAAATGATTCTGGATGTTCGGCTGATGCCGTTATTACGCAGATGGGACAGGCCGTAAAAGTCTGTCCTTTTTGCGCAGAAGGGAGAATATTATGATTGAGTTAGTAAATACAGCGCCGGTCACAGTACCGGTAGGGCAGTCAATTCCATTTTCTATAGTAGCTACAAAGGGAGGATGCGCTGAAAGACACCGGGCCGGGAGTGCACAGGTTACGCTTGCAAAGCCTGGTAGATATCTGGTTACATTTTCCGGCAATGTTGCGGTACCCACCGGAGAAACAGCAGGAGAAGTGGCACTTGGAATCGCCAGAGATGGGGAAATTCTCGGTGGGACGGTCATGCGAGCTACTCCGGCAGCCGTAGAACAGTATTTTAATGTATCGTCCCAGACATATGTTGACGTGTTCTGTGGATGCTGTGAAAATGTTTCCGTTAAAAACGCCGGGACGATTCCGGTTCTGGTAGACAACCCCAATATAACAGCTGTCCGGGTATGCGGTTGAGAGGAGGGAAAGAAATGAGAGATATCAAGGATTTATGTGCAATTGTCGAGGATGAAATTGGAAAAATTGCCGAGAAGGGCTTGAATACTGCGAACTTGGAAACTGCTTACAAACTTATTGATATGTACAAAGATATCAAAAATACAGAGTATTGGGACAAAAAGGCAGAATATTATATGTCTGTACTATCTGAAATGGATTCTGGATACAGTGAAAATGCGTATTCGAGAGATGAAGGATATAGCCGGCGCAGAGGACGCAATAGTGACGGACGATACAGTTCTGCTGATGGGCGTATGATGGGAAATTATGATCGTGATTCCTCCTATGCTCGGAGAGGCGAGCATTATGTTAGGGGGCATTACAGCCGAAATGATGGCAGAGATGCGTATACAGAGTATATGGATAATAAGCAGTCTTATCGTTCCGGGAAGTCTGAAGAATGTAAGCGCAAAATGCTGGCAGCTTTAGAGGAACACATGGACGAACTTACACAGGAGGTAGGAGATATGTCCAAAGATGCTGAATGCCGAGAAGCCCGGGAAACAATTTCGAGGTATGTAGAAAAACTGAGAAATATGCTGTAATCACAAACAGGCGGTGGGTTTTCCCTACCGCTTTTTGAAAATGTGGGGATGGATAGCCCGAGGACAATGTGATAAAATAGATACATAAAAACAAGCAATGATTAATGTAGGTGAGGGGAATGGTAAGAAGTAATTGGGTATATTGCCCGATATGTAATAATAAAACACGGACAAAAATTCGCCCGGATACAGTCGCGAAAAACTTAATTGTATTTTGCCCTGTATGCAAAAATGAATCTGTGGTAGATATAGAAAAAAATAAGATTAAATTATCATAGTGCCAGTCGCCAGTCGCAGAGCCAGTGAACTGTTCGGAATTTCCGACAGGTTGCTGGCTCTTTTCTTATATTTGATTTACCTCCTTTCTTTGCACACGTCCTTAATAGAAACGGCCACATAAGAGCCGGAGGTTGAAAAGCGGATGCAATTTCCGGCGTGTGCATTTACGGAAAGTAGCTCAGTGGGTTAGAGCAGCGGCCTTATAAGCCGTGTGTCGCAGGTTCAAGTCCTGCCTTTTCGATTACCCCGCCCGTGGTCTATCGGGCTTAATCCATACCTGCGGCGGCAGGTCAATAAACACGACCAAGGAGGATTAGTATGCAGAAACTTATCGAAACACTGAAATCATTTGGGATTGAGATTCCGGCAGACAAGCAGGCTGATGTAAAAAAGGCACTTTCTGAGCATTACAAAAATGCAGGGGAGTACAGCAAAGTTGTTTCAAAATTAGAAACAGAACGTGATACTTGGAAAGAAAAGGCTGAAACAGCAGAAGCCACATTAAAAGGCTTTGAGGGTGTTGACCTTGAAACCATGCAGCGGGATTTGGCTGATTGGAAGAAAAAGGCTGAGGATGCCGAGAAAAACGCACAGGCGCAGCTGTATGAGAGAGATTTTTCGGACGCTCTGAAAACGGAGTTTGAGGGGATTAAATTCTCCAGCGAGGCGGCGAAAAGAGCCATCATGGCGGAGGTCAAGGATGCGGGGCTGAAGTTGAAGGATGGAAAGATTCTCGGACTGAATGACCTTATTACCCAGATGAAGGAAAAAGATGCTTCAGCGTTTGTTGATGAAGAGCAGCAGAGAGCGCAGCAGAACGCGGCGAGATTTACTCAGCCGATAGGTAGGCAGAATCAGGGCGGAGCCATGACGAAAGACCAGATTATGAGTATCAAGGATGCTTCCGAGAGACAGGCTGCAATCGCTGCAAACATGAGTTTGTTTAGTTAAGGAGGGCTATTATGCCGGCAAAAGAAAATTTGATTAAAACAGAGGATGTCCAGGTGACCGCCAGAGAAAAGGATTTTGTAACCAGATTCGAGCGCAACTGGCAGCATCTGCGGGACATTCTGGGGATTATGCGCCCCATCAAAAAGCAGCCCAACACGAAGCTGAAAAGCAAATATGCGGAGGGGGCGCTTGAAAGCGGAAACGTAGGCGAAGGCGAGGAAATCCCCTACAGCAAATTCATCGTAAAGGAAAAGGACTATGCGGATATTACGATTGAGAAGTACGCAAAAGCCGTTTCCATTGAGAGCATTAAAGACCACGGCTACGACAACGCCGTACAGATGACAGACGATGAATTTTTGTTTCAGCTTCAGACCGATGTAACAGGCAGATTCTACAAATATCTGAATACAGGAACACTGACCGCAACAGAAACCACATTCCAGATGGCATTAGCTATGGCAAAGGGGCTTGTAGAAAACAAGTTCAAGACCATGCACAGAACGGCCACGGGGACGGTTGGATTTGTGAACATTCTTGACGTGTATGAATATCTGGGGGCGGCTGATATTACTATTCAGAATCAGTTTGGCTTCCAGTATATCAAGAACTTCATGGGATTTAACACAATTTTCCTTCTGGCAGAGGGAGAAATCCAGAGAGGACGGGTTATTGCTACGCCTGTTGAAAACATTGTACTGTATTACGTTGACCCAAACGACAGCGATTTTGTACGCGCCGGTTTGGTGTATACGGTAAGTGCCGGGGAAACGAATCTTATCGGATTTCATACCCAGGGCAACTACAATACGGCGGTTTCTGAGGCGTTCGCAATCATGGGTCTGACCCTGTTCGCGGAGTACATTGACGCTATCTCCGTTGTAACGATTACAGATGATACCACGCTCGGAAGGCTGACGGTTACGTCGGCGCAGGGGGCAAAGAGTGGGGAGACGAAGGTAACGGTTGAACCTTCCCTTGGAACCGGGCACATGTATAAGTACAAGGTGGCGGCAGATTCCGCTCCCGCGGTGAAGTACGGCCAAAGCGTCAAGAACTGGACGGCGTGGGACGGAAAAACGGATATCAAGGCCACAACCGGACATCATATCACAGTAGTTGAGTGTGACAATACCTATAAAGCGTTGAAGTCCGGCAATGACGATGTAACGTCTAAATCATGATGAGGAGGTTCCGGCATGGCGTACACCGATTTTGAATTTTACACAGTAAAATATGGCGGCAGCGCTGTGCCGGAATCCGACTTTGACCGTATTGCAGACCGCGCCAGTGACTTTCTGGACACTATAACCTTTGACCGATTGGCTGACGGCTTACCGTCTAATGAAAGGGCGGCAACAAAGGTACAGAAGGCCGTGTGTGCGGTCTGTGACAAACTATATCAACTGGAGCTAGCGGATAAACAGGCACTATCTGCCGCCTCTGGAGGAATATCTTCTGGCGGGTCCGGCGGTGCAACGTCGGGAGTGATAATCTCCCGCTCTGCTGGCTCCGAATCAATTTCCTACGCCTCCCCATCCGAAATGGCAAACGGCGCAAAGGCATGGAGCGCGGTCTACCAGGCGGCCGGGGATGCACAGGTAAGTAACAAAAACCTAGAGGATACGGCAAGGCTGTATTTAACGGGAGTAAAGAACGATGATGGCGTACCATTACTGTACGCAGGAACGAGGTAGATATGGAAACATTGATTACGAACATGACCACCATTCTGGCGGTTATCGGCGCACTGGCATTCATGGTGTCGGTCATTACACAGGTATTCAAGGGTGTAGGTGTGCTCGCTAAGATTCCTACTGACATTCTGGTGTTCGTCCTGTCCATCGGAATGACAGTGACCGCCTTTGTGGCGTATATGCAATACATCCAGCAGACGATTTTGTGGTACATGATTCTGGCGGCGATTCTGGCGGGATTTCTGGTCGCCTTTGTGGCGATGTACGGCTGGGAGAAATTTGCGGAATTATGGAACCGATTTAAAAAGATGGAGTAGCACATGAACTACCGAAACAGCTGGAACTATGACAACCTGGAACGTCGGATATTTGATGGAGTGGGGGAGTGCTAAAACGAGGGCACATGTCGGGAGACAGCAGTAAGTCCCTCTCTGTAAAAGGAGATGGATTTGTGAAACGGATTGAAGATTTAACAGGAAAAAGATTCGGGAAACTTGTTGTTATCGAACAAGTTTGGCGAAACGGAGCGACGCACTGGAGATGTAAATGTGACTGCGGAAATGAAGCGGTTGTTATCAACAATCATCTAGTAAAGGGCTATACAAAAAGTTGCGGGTGCTTGCGTGCTGAATTTTGTAAATCAGACAAGATTAACAGAACATATATAGACGGAAGAATCCATGAAAGATTGTATCGCATTTACTATGGAATGATTGAGCGTTGCGCAAATCCTCAAAGTATAGCATATCCCAATTACGGCAGCAGAGGTATTTCGGTATGTGACGAATGGCTTAATAATTATGAATCATTTCGTGAGTGGGCTTACAACAGCGGATATAGAAAAGACTTAACTATTGATAGGATAGATGTGAATGGAAATTACGAGCCGTCAAATTGCCGCTGGGCTGATATAGAAACACAGAACTATAACAAACGCAATACCGTATATCACACAATATGCGGGAAGGAATACACGTTCGTAGATTTGGCAAAGAAATATAAGGTTGACATCAAAAAGCTGAGGTATCGGTATTACGACCACGGTAGAGACATTGTAACGGCTTTGCGTTGCTTAGGAGTGAATGTCTGAAAGAGGTGAGAAAAATAAATTATCGACAAACGAGGAATTATGAAAACCTTCAGAAAAGAATGTTTGAAGGAGTTGGAGAATATGGAATCCCGAAACTACACCCGGAAGTATATGAGTCTGGATGCGAGTGGATAGGATTCAATTATGCAAAAACCGCAAAAGACAGGGAGAAGAAGGGCGTTCATTGTTTTGTTGATGATTATATTTTTCAAAGACTCTGGACGAATATTGACCGGTACATACCCATGCTGTCTCAGTTCCGTTATGTAATGTCTCCGGATTTCTCAACCTACACAGATTTCCCCAAGGTCATGCAGATATACAACCATTACCGCAAGCATTGGGTAGGCGCATACCTGCAAGAGGCAGGAATTCAGGTTATTCCGACAATCTCATGGAGCACACAGGATTCGTTCGAGTGGTGTTTTGATGGAGAGCCGGAGAACGCTACCGTGGCGGTGTCTTCTGTTGGCTGCATGAACAGCAAGGAAAAGAAAGCACTGTTTCTGGCGGGATATGAGGAGATGATAAGACGGTTACACCCAGAAACCATTATCTTTTATGGCTCCGTGCCGGAGGAGTGCATGGGGAATATCGTGAGGATCCGGGCGTTTACAGATAAATTCAAGGAGGCGTTGTGTAATGGGTGGTAGAGGCGGAAGCAGTGGAATGGGTAGCAGGGGCGGCAGTGGCGGGG